TGTTGCTTTAATACAACAATCTAGGACGCATTTAAACGGGTTTTGAGCCTGTTTTAAGCTTCGATATAGGTAAGTGACACCCGGACTCAGAAACGTCTAAAAAGCTTGTTTCCGGGCCTGGGTGAGCCTTGTTTAGCAGGTTGTCTAATGCATAAAAGAACCGTCATTAATTAAAAACAAGTCAATATAGTGCAAGGCTTGCAAATCGGAATTCTCAGGTGGTTCATCTAGTTCACCCAAAACACAAGCAAGCAATGGCCACCTAACTTGCATTTCCAAAATACAACGACCCACATCAGCGTAGTCAACTTGAAACTCAATCAATTGTTGGTCACTTTCCTCATCGGTTATTGTTTGAATACAATAACACAAACTACAATCTTGCAACCAGCTTTCAAAATTTAGTAAAGATTGAGCATCTTCAAGTTCAATTGATAAAGCATAGGTGCAGTCTGTCCAACTGCGCGTGTTCATTATCCGCAACTTCCGGTGTGACCACAGTTAGTACAGAATTCACAACCATCCTTTTTAATGACGCTGCGTGAACCACATTCGGTGCAAGTTTTACCCGGTGTTTGTGTGACAACATAGGCTGGCATATTTGCAACAGGAAATTTTTCAATCTTAGGTGATCTGACTTTGGCTATAGATCGTGATGAAACTTGATTGCCTTCAATGTCTAAAAAGCCTCGGGTAAACAACACTTGCTGAATCGCGTAAGCAATCACACCCACTTCAGATTCGTGGTATCTAGGAACCTTTGTTCCGTCGGCCTTGACATAGTAACCATATTGCACAGGGCCTCGATCACTGTGAACTTGACGCGCATCTTGTAAAGCTTTAGCAAGCCAACCTGAACGAGCATTCAAACTCAACTGTCGTGCAAAGGTAGAAATCCATTCTTGAGGAATTTCGCTTTGTCCACCTGGTATGAATACTTCAAGGGGCCTAGATAGAGTCACAGGTTGACCATCAATCACACCATCAACATCAGCAAAGCTTATTGACACATACATGGATTGCCCCGCACTACCGCTAGGGAAATATTGAATGCGAGTATTAACAGCTTCCAAATCTCCGTTCGGCCTTTTATCTACCAGCACGTACAGAGGGTCAACATCTGCACTGGCCTTTTCATGTACCTGATTTGAAACTGTTGTGGATTGTACAACGATTGTTTCAACAGGTGTAGATGTTGCGCTTAATACTGAACCTAGTGTTGCATTTGGCCGGTAAGTTGCTAGACCTTTCAATCCTGCTCTCCAAGCCAACTTGTATAGATTTTTAAAGTCTTCAAACGGATAGTCAGCTGGAATGTTTACGGTTTTCGAAATTGCCGAATCAATAAAAGGTTGAACAGCCTCTAACATTTTCATGTGGTCTACTGCACTGATTTCCATTGCAGAAACAAAAGATGTGGGCAACACATCTTTTACCTCAAATCTTTGTAGTCCTACTACAAAGCTTGATTGATTACGGACAACTGCATCCAACAAAGGACTATACATTTTCTCGGGTAAGGTTTTAAGAAATTCCCGAAAAGCGTGATCCAGCACAGGGTAGTATTTATGTGTGCCATCATCCATACGCTTTTTGCGACTATATGCCCACATGAAAGCAGGTTCAATACCATTGCTTGCATTGTCTGCAAACGCCAAGCTCACAGTTCCGGTTGGTGCAATGCTTAACAAGTGACTATTGCGAATGCCATATCTACGTATTGACTTTTGCAATTCTTCTGGTAGTCGGCTAGCAAAAGTACCTGATGCCAGATACTTGTTGGCATCAAACAGCGGGAAGCAGCCCTTTTCTTTGGCCAATGATACAGAGGCATTATAGGCACTGTCACGCATGAATCGGGCCAACGAACTTGCAAATGTTCTTGCTTGTTCTGTATCGTATTTCAGACCAAGCATTATCAAGGCATCGCCTAGTCCCGTGAACCCTATGCCCAAACGTCGTTTGCTCTTGGATTCATCATCTTGTTCGATCAAAGGCCAAAATGTAACATCCAACACATTGTCTAAGAAACGTGTTTGAACAGCAACAGCAGCGGCAAAAGATGCATAGTCAAATGAAGCTTCTTTAGAAAATGGATTGTCTACAAAATGGGTTAGAATAATTGGACCTAAATCACAGCATCCGTAAGGAGGAAGTGGTTGCTCTCCGCATTGCGCTGTCATAACACCATTGAAGATTCCAGAATGATTCTTCTCTTCGGTGAAGCAATACACCTTGGGTTCAAGTACATTACGAGGTGAAATAGAAGTTAAGAATTTACCTGGTGCAACATATAGACTATTCGGGAATTTCCAATCACATAGTTTTGTGCCTACACGCAAGTCCTTTGCTTCAATACGTGTACCATCATTCAAGATAAATTTATGGTAGGGTGTACAAGCAAGCTTTGTACCATCTGAAAACTCAAGATCAAGGATTTGTTGATCTATACCTGTGATGGTGGGAGTTACTTCACTCCAGTTGAAGCCGTTCCAAATCTCAACTTTCTGATCAACTACGGAGTCAATGCGTTGATAACCTTTAGATGTGAGAATCAGCGTGTCCCCAGTAACGCATGGGTTTGTGGCCTCAATTGTTTCAACCTCACGTAGGTTATTATCACGATTAATGGAATCCAGAAAAACAATCCCAGGTTCCGCGAAGTCATAAGTTGACTTCATGATTATGTCCAGCAAAGCCCGTGCTTGTACAGTCTCATATAGCCAAGTACCATCTTCAAGCTGGGTTGCACCCGACTCAAGCTTTTCACGACCCGGTTTTGCCTTATGCACCAATTGCCACGCAGCATCAGCTTCAACTGCTTTCATGAAAGCATCTGACATACCTACGCTAACGTTGAAATTGTTCCAGCGTCCAGGTGTACGCTTTGCCGTAATAAATTCAATGATGTCAGGGTGATCAATGTTTAAAATACCCATTTGTGCACCACGACGAGTTCCAGCACTTTCAACCGTCAAGCAACTGGCATCAAACACATTCATGTAACTGCAAGGGCCTGAAGCATTGCTAAGGGTACTGCGAACCAACGCACCCTTTGGGCGGATAGCACTGAAATTGTAACCTACACCCCCACCTCGCCGCATCGTTTCTGCAGCCATGCTCAAAGCCTTGTAAATTCCAGGCTTACCGTCTTCGTCAAACCCGTCCATCGAATCACCTACAGGTTGCACAAAGCAGTTTACCAATGTTGACTGAATTGTTGTACCAGCAGCTGCCATTATACGACCTGCACCTATTGCACCTTTATACAGATTGGCAAGGAACTTCTTTTCCCAATATCGGGCTTTGACTTCGGTGTCTTCAGCACTTGCCACATACCTGGCCACACGCTCAAAAATTTCATCAGCAGTTGTTTCTTCACCTTTGCAATATTTCTCCAACAATACGTCACGTGTTACTTGTTGCATGTCGGTAGTGTTTTCCAATTTCATGTTATTCCTCAGAGTGAATAGTTTCTAACGTTTTACCTAACGGGGTTACTTTTGTAAGTTGCTCTTTGTTAATGGCAATCAACAGATATTTGAGATCATACTCAGCCAAATTGAATTGCTTGGCAATCTTGGCAGTATTTACAGGTTTTGCCTGTTGCTTCAATTGCCACAAAGTTCTTACTGCTTGATGTGTGCTTACTCCGGTTTCAGAGTCTAACCAATTACGCAAATTACTTGCTTGCTTGTTGCCCGGCAATCTTGCCATTAAATCATCAACGGTCTTGTCTAGTGTCAACCATTTGTAAAACAAACTACGAGCTTGTGATCTATCAGCCAAAGGTATGGCATACAAATACGTCAACATCGGTGACAGCAAACTGCTTTGAGTTTGATTCAACAATGTAGGTATCAATTCCAAGTCTTGGGTTGTTATGTCAATGTGTTGTTTTGCCTTATATGAATGCACCAATTGTTTCAATACCGAATCTGAATCCAAGTCTTTAAAGCGATATTGATAGCTAACATGTTTTGTTGCCAAGTCAAAAATCGGCAAGTCTTTTATGTACTCTAGTAGAGGCGCCGAATCAAATAAAATTATTACGGCTTTTGCTTTTACAAGATGTTCAAATCTTTGTTGGAACAGAGCAACGGAAGGTACACCTACTATTCCAGATATAGGTGAGGTCCAAGGTGTGTGTGGTAGTAATTTAGGTGTATATGTTTCCATATCCAACCCTTGCTCATCTGAACAAGCAGTTAACAACTTGAACACAGTGGCCGGGTCATGATTACATATGCCGTACAGTCCATACATTATAGAATGTCCCTTTGCTGATTGTTTATATTTCCAGTATTAGTCTCAACAGACACAGCCTTATCATCCCAAATCTGAGCACAGTAATAGTCTTTGACACAGGTTACATCCAAACGCTGTCCGAATGTGTCTATGCACCAATTCATTATTATGGATGCTATCAAGTCACGTTGTGGACTCGATGGACCACTTACTCGGGCTGTGAAAATTCGCACAGTGATCCCTTGTTGCAGCATAAACTTTACACGATTTACCATTTGAGGGATAGGTTTACCTATTTTCAACGGATCAAACGTTTCGGGGTTATGACGCACAAGGGTGCCATCAAGATCAACGCCGAGCCAAATTGTACGTTCAAAGTGGGGTGCTTCCATAAAACGCGCAGCACCTAACGGAGTGATGTAAGGAGGCTTGACATAGAGTGTGGCTTGTTTAATAGGTAATTTAGTCATTTTTCTTCCAATGTTGTTATGCCGCTGTGTTTTACTGCTCTGACAATTCGTGCGCCAGGAATACGTTCATCATTGTTTGGGGTTATAAAGATGATTGAAGGCACAACCTTGCTTAAAGCTGGCATGAACTTGTGTAGGAAATTATCTTTAAAGGCTTGGTCCATATTAACCGTTGGCTCATCGAGTCAGCCACGCACATATTTTGCAAGGTCGGCCCTCTTCTCATAATACCAGTTTTTAGGCAGTTCTTGAATAGTATCACCAACCAACATTAACTTGAATTTGACTTTGTGATCTTCAACGCAAGCCTTTGCTTTAGCTACTGTCTTCCGATAGAGTGACAAGGGTGATACCGTAGTCTTATAAGGCACTAACCCAAGAGTAGCATCACTCTTAACTTCAATCACAGTGTTCAACGTTGGTATGAAAAAGTCTGGGTAGTAGGTTCGCTCAACCCCTTTAAGAGTGTACTTCAACGGTTTCCAACCTTTGTCTAGACGGACTAAAATATCACGCACAGGAATTTTCTTCACTAACACCAAGTCATTTAGTACTGCAATCTCAGCTTTACTATCGAGCCAAAAAGTCTTGCCTTTTATACGGTACTCTATTTTAGAGACTACGCACTTTGGGCACATCTGACCTCGCAGATGTGCGTTAGGTGTGATTGTGAAATCACCATGTGTCTGGCACGTAACCTTTACACCTGCGCTAGTTGATTTGTATTTAGAGCGATCATAAGAATACATCGGCTTTCCAGTATCGGCATACTTATGCACCAGCATAGCTTCGGATACAAATTCTTCTGTTGTTTTGAGTCTATTAGGGTGGCACTTAGGGCAACCTTGCCCGTGTAGATGGCTATAAACATGCTGCTTGAACGGCCCATGTTCAAGACATATGATGTTTATGTATTTGTCTCTTAATCCAACGCTATCTTTTGTAAAATCACCATCTGGGTACTTATATAACGATCTTCCGTTAGCCTTTGTATGTGCTTTTTTAGCCAACCTGATAACATCTACGTATGTTCGAGGATCGGTGTTACCCTTCTTATGGATTGTTAAGTTCTTATGGGTTTTTTCGGTGCGTTTCAATACATCGTATAACCTTTGGTACTTAACCAACCGTTTAACATTTGTAGGGAGTAAGGCATGAAGCTCTTTGCAGTTCACTACGTAGTCTAACCCATCTAGAACGGTTTTTGCACTTTTCAGTATAAACTTTAACTCTTCTTTGCTACCTTGAATACTGGTTATTAGATTGACATGGTTAAAATTCGACTGCTGCAAGATTTTGAAAAATATCCGTATGCTAACCAATCTGGCATCGGCTGGAAGCAATTTAAACACCTGTGTTATACGCAGAGGTGTCTTCGCCTGATTGAGAACTTTTGTCGTTGCTTTAAGTACCACAGGGATAGCAGCAACGGTGGCCTTAGTATGGAAGTTGAACATTTTGTACACTTTCTTATTGAGTGCTTTAAAATTACTAGGTTAAGAGTGAACTAGGCATGATGACCTAAATTAATTACACGTTCGGTCAGGGTTGTTGTACCTTGATCCTTTGTGGCTAGAACTAACCTAGAGGCTGGAATACGATTATCCTTTATTGGTGTAATGACAATTACACTAGGCACAACCTTAGATAAGGCTGGTAAAAACTGAGTGTAAAACTTCTCTTGCGAAACTTCATCTAGATTCAAGCAAGGCTCATCTAGAACCATTACGTTGCAACGATGTGATGAAGGTATCATGGGAATCAAACTAAGTGGCAACAAAAAGTTAAAGGCTCTGCTCTCTGCTCCACTCAAGCGTCGTACATCACTGGTAACAATGCGATTCCTGTATTTCCTGTGAGCCAAAATACTGAATTCATTTGCATCCACCACGAACTCAAATGTAATGTCTTCTCGAAACAGCAAGCCACGATTTCGATTCATGTTGTTTTCGAGATTCTTTGCAAGCTTCTTACTCAGCAATGTTTTTATACCTTTGCTACCATAGGCTTCATAAAGTATCTCAAGCCATTTACCTTTGCTGGAATCTGCATCTAGTTCAGCAAGGCGCTGGCCGAGTTGAGAATGTCGTTGACGGGTTTCAAGACGTTGCATCAACTCCACTTTCAAGGAAGGTAAACTACTGGATTTTGTATCAAGTTTTGTTTGCAACTTGCTTTGCTTTGCTTCCAATTCAGCATAGTCCAATTCATGATCTAACTCATCATGTGCCTCCAAATATCTCTGCACTGTTTCAAGGTGTCTCAGTGTGCTTGATAACCACTTCAATCTGCGATTTGATTTATCTACGTCTATTTCAGGCTCTGCTTCTTTGGGTTTAGAAGGTTCTGGATCAAGAGACATCTTCAAGTCCAACACTTGTTCAATCAAGGCGCTGCGTTTGCCCAAAGATCGTATTGACTTTTCGCATTTGTCAATCTCAGGTTTATATTCGGCAACAGCAGTTTGCCAACGTTCGGCTTCATGAACTTGGACAAAGTATTGCTGACAAGCAGCGGTTTTTGCAAGCCACTTCTGAATCTTGACAATTTTGATTTGTGCCTTGTCAACAGTGTCCGTGTATCCAGCAATCACCTTAGATTTGATGTCAGATTTTATCAACTGAGTACAGGTTGGACAAGGTTTTGATGTTGTCAATTTTTCGAAATCTGCCAAATTCTTTTTAGTGGTTGCTAACGTATGACGTTGTGTTACCAAAGCATCCTCAGCATCTTTGATTTGATGAGTCATGTCATCAAAACTGTCAAAATTTTCTTTGAACCAAGCAACGCTTTCTTTGCTGTATTCAGGTTCTGTTGCCTTGGGTGTTAAAGCCAATTCACCTAGCAAACGGGCAAGCTCTTTCCCTAGCGCGTTGACTCTTGTTGTTATCTTTCGCTTTTCCGCGGCCAAGTCAGTGCCATCTGTAGACAAATCTAGTGTAGATACTAACTCGGATATGTCATGTTTGATCTTGGCGTTGCGTTTGTTGGATGCTGACAATTGCTCATGATACTCCGTCCAACGATCAAGTAATTTAAATGTTTTGTCCAGTTTCCTCTGTTCCTGCAAATACGTGTCATAGGAATCTTGTATCTGGTGCAGTCTAGGTGGTTTACCTGAAGGTTCTAACACTGACCAAGCTTCAACCGCACCTTTGCTGTCAAAGGCTTGTTGCATTTGCTTTTGATTGTGCTTGATGGAGGCTCTGAGTTTTTCTATCTCCGTTTCAAGTTGATTGTAATTGGTTTGCAATTCAGTCAGGCTTGTGGTCCAACTTTTTCGTTGTTGTTCAATTGATGCAATTTGACTTTTTAATTCAGTGCTTACGGCAGCCGATTGTTTATGCTTGTCCAAATGCGACTTCATTAGACCTCGTACTGCGTCCAAATCATCGAGTTTGAATAGTTCGGTAAAAAACTGTAGTCGTGCAGCTGGAGACCCCAATTGCAGGCTACTATTACGGCGGCTGTCAATGTGAATCAAATTGAAATATTCAGTTTCACTCCAAGGCAACAATTCTGCCATCTTGGCTTTGAAATAAGCCGCTGTACGATTCTTTGCAGCAACACCTTCACGCAACAACTCATAAGTCACAGCGGCATTGGGTTGCTGCTTTATCCCAGTGAATCGTTTGCCGTTGTTGGTCCAAGTTATAGCAACCTTCGTTCCCTTGACGTAAGCATCTTTGCTTGCCTTTTGACGGCTTTCCATAGGAACACTGCTTGACTCAAATCTCAAATCTGGTATTGCCGTCAACAACAAACTCTTTCCGCTTGCGTTTGAATTAGTACTTTCCTTACCTGCATCTTTGTTCAGTCCATACACGGTTGTTATACCGGGATGATTTAACGTGAACCTGGCACTTCGGTAAAACACGTACTTGTCCAATTCTATTGATTCAAGTTCTATCATTTTAGTGTGTGGTTTTGTTGTACAAAATATCCATCACTGTTTCAAGATTTATGTTGTCTACAAAATGCATTGTCATGTTGTTGACAATCAAGCTTTCCATTTCCACAGACAAATTCAATTCAGGATTTAGCACAAATGAAGCAATGTTGACAGCACGTTCATTTACGGCCAAATGCCACACACGTGAATTAGGGAAGTTTTCAGGGTCTGGAACTAGGCATTGCCACCCAACACTGTACTGTCGTGCATCTGTCTTGGATTCAGACTTGATCTTAGGCTTAGGCATAGGTTGTCCAATTTTGTTTGACCTTTAAACAAGCTGATTCAAGCAAGGAGACACCCAAAGAAACTTCAGGAACAACAAACTGATTCAATTGAAGTCTGAAATCCACAAGTGCTTGAACAACTGTTGCCATATTGAAACGTGCGGCTGCATAAAATTCAGCGTCATCCAAAGTCACACGTTGTTTCACTTTGTCTAGCGCCGCACTTGCTGTTGCCCAACCGTCTTTGTTAATAGGACTGTGCCAAACGTTTGCATGTTTGTTAATGGAAAACAACATGCTCATAATATAATTGGCGCAGTTCAAAGCTTTCATGCTCATGCCTATTGCACTCTGAGTGTCCAACAAACAAGTGTGTACGGCTTTTTGATTACCTGACAGCATGGCACTGACCAACTTGATTGCAACAATATCATCAGCACTTACCAACGCAGACTCTATTACTTCTTTGCGAACTAACTCTGCTAGGTTCTTAGGTTTCTTATCCAGACCTTCAACAAACTGCAAAGCACTTTCCAGAATTTGAAGACTCAAACGAGCTTGTCCATCACTCAAATCTGCAATTGTTTCACACAATTCCAAATCAAACTCTGTGCCTTCTTTACCTGCCACCGTTTGTAGATAAGAAGCCAACTCTGACTTGCTTAAAGCACTCAATTGAAAGCTTTGGCAACGGCCTACAATGGCAGGTAATAACTTCTCAGGCTCCATGCTGCCTATGATAAACAGTGTTCGGCTACCGGGGGATTCTAAAGGTTTCAGCAAAATCTGCATTGCCTGTGGTGTCAACTGTTGGGCCTCGTCAATCATGTAGACCCTGAGCGCACCCTGCTGAGGCAAGTATTTTGTCTTGGCAATCAATGCCCTCATATCATCAATACCGCGTGTATCAGCCGCATTGATTTCAACGTAGTCACGATGCTGATTGGTATCAAAGGCTTTGCAGTTGCTACATTTTCCACAGCCTGTAACTGTGTCACAATTCAAAGTACGCGCAATGATACGACCCAACGTTGTCTTTCCACAGCCTGACGTACCTGCAAGCAATATAGCATTGGGAATCTTCATGCTTTTGAAGATTCCCTTAAGCCGGGTAACAACTTGTTTTTGACCAACGATTTGATCAATTGTTTGTGGCCTATATCGGATGGCCAAGGGTTCAAGAATACGTGCTGTTTGTTTTGTTTGGGTTGCCATCTATAATCCTAAGTTGACCTAATGTTCTTACTTTACAGTTTGCCTCTGCAACTGATTGGCTAAGTTTTCTACGCATTTCTCGTAGGTGAATGGCCACCATATCACGCGGAGACTTTGCGTATAAAATTTGACTCTTATTGATAAATACTTGTACTTTATGTACAATGCCCACACAGTCAAAACGCCATAACTTCCAAACAACACCGTCCGAGTAAACAATTCTAGTCCATCCGTTTTTGCGGTAGTCTACATACCTAAGGTGGTTAGACAGGTCTAGTGGATTAGTTTTCATAGTCATACCTGTGTATTTAATACAGTTTAAATAGTTTGTTTGCAGTTGGCCTATACGATAAGGCTTCCAGCACTCGTGAATAACTTATTTTTGCGTAGTCTAGTTCACGTTCTGAACCAATGAAACGAAAGTTTTCTAACATACAAGCTCGGCCTGTACTACCTGACCCCATGAACGGGTCTAATACAATACCATTAGGCGGTGTAACTAACTTGACTAGGTAACGCATCAACTCTGTAGGCTTAACTGTTGGGTGATGATTTTGTCTGTCTTTGGAACCACGGTTACGTGGGTTGTCCCCTCCAGCGTCGCCTTTGTTCCTTGAACTGTCTTGTTGGCGTGCTTCATGTAATTCAAGTCCCGCATCACGATCCTCCTGACTGGCTTTTGCGCAGTAAAAAAAACGTGATGCATTACCAGATGATTTTTCAAAATTGTTCGACCCACCTGATTTGGATGTACCGTATATACCGTGAGCTCCAGTAAATCCACCATGTATTTGCTGCTCTGCTGATAGCGCACCTGATGTAGATTCAGGAAATAAATTAACAACTTCATCGCTTCCATCGTGGATTAGGTTGGCGGGCCATCGGCCAACCCATGCACGACCAGCAACCTCGGCGTAGTTTCTACCTGACATAGCTACGTTTTCACTGTCGCTGCGCCCGTGTTGTGTCAATGTATCTTCACCAACCCGGCACCCGTCAATATTGATCGCCCCCGCGCCATGCTGCAACACGTTGGCCGCCACAGTGTCCCTCAGCGGCTTGCGCGCCAAGGTGATCGGCTCCAGCGCGGGTTTAAGTGCTGTGCCCCAGCCTTGCCATTGGAGGGCGGCTTCGGTGGCGTAGGTATTTGTGTTTTCCTTGCCATTCAACTTAACAAACTTGTTTGGTCCAACCACCTCACGCTCCGCCTCTACCGCCTTATCAATCGCCTTGCTCACATCGAGCGACTTCGGGAAGCCTGACCCATATACCCAAGCAATCATGTCGCGGATTTCAAAACCTGCGTCTTCAATTCGTATGGCCATACGATGCTGAGTACGTGTTCCTGCAAAAGATAATAAGTGGCCACCTGGTTTCAATATACGTAAGCATTCAGCCCATAATTCAGTTGAAGGTACATCATAGTCCCATTTATTACCCATGAAACTAATTCCATAAGGTGGATCAGTTACGATTGAATCAATAGAGTTCTCATCCATCGTTTTCAATAGGTCTAAGCTATCGTATACCCAATAAATTTTAGCTTGAATTTTACCTTTGTGATCTCGAATCAACTTTGGCGGTTTCATACACGTACTCCTATCTGCTTGCTTCGCCAAAAACAAGCAGATGTATCAGGTTCCCAAGCAGCTACCCATTTGAAGTTTTGTTCAAAACATTCTATTTTCTTGTAAGCATGTGCGTAATGCGTTTGAGCAACCATAACAACTGGAATGCTATCCAGTGTCCCCATCATAAACATATCCGAACCGCACATCATAAATCTTGTATCCAGCAGTCTGTTAAACTGTTTATTGCTACTCTCAAAAAGTGTGAAATGAGCCATGATCACAGTATCCGCAGTTGCAAGTGTCTTGATATGATCTATAACTTTATGTACCGTGCTGTCACCTACATGATAACCGCAAGGTAGGCCAAGGTCTTGACATTGTTCTACATGTTCAACCCATGACTGTAACAAAGGGCTACGAGCACCAAATAAGCCATCAACAGGGGCGGTATGGTGATTATAATAAGCCTGATTATCAATCCAAGTATTCATCTTTGTTCCAATAATGTGTTTCTAAAACTTAAAATATGCTTGGCTTCAACAGCATCAATTCCGTGTTTTTTTTGTAGCCAAGTCACAAGCTCAAAATCTGGATCCAAGTCAGGGGCCGAATCACCGTCTAAAGACAGCAAATCTGCGGTTTGTAACAATTCCAATTCATGCTGTGTTCCCCATGCTTGCGTGTTCACAATGTTGAAACGCACACCTATGTCTGAAGGAACCACAACGTCTTCACTGATAAACAGTTTGTACCAATACTTTGATCCGGACTTCAACTGTGACCAATCATCAGAAGTTTCAATCACGGCATTAACAAGTTCAAAAGCCGGGTGCCATTTAACTCTTCGATAATTAACATCCAGTGTTCGACCATCATAGTCACAATCAATGACGGTAAAACTTTTGGGTAGCCGTTCACCGAAATTTGTTTGAAACAATGTGCCAACAAAGTGTGCTTTGCCTACGTCGTGCGGCGTGTGTAGATGACCAAGCACGTAACGATGACGAGGATCAGGTTCAAACCCCTCTTTGATCTTGCGTCCATTATCACGCAAACTACCTGCTACTTCAAAGTGTCCAAAGTTCAAAGGTTGTTTGTTGCTTGGCAAAGGCTTTGTGTTTGGATAGCTAAGTAAATTGCATGTGATTCCATCAAAATCAATTTGTTCTGCATCGTGAATAAACTTGATTGTTTTGTATGTGCCCAAGTCGCCTAGGGTCTCCATGAGTTCTAGACTGTGAACGCCTTCCTCAGCCCAGTCATGATTGCCTCGTATGAAAAACAGATTGAGCTTTGTATCCCACTTTTTGCACAATCTCAACAGTCCTTTGTGGGCTGTGTAACTCAAGCGTGTGTGTTCGGCAACATCACCCAACTGTACAACCCACTTGATATGATGATCGTAACACCATTGAAGGGCCAAATCAAATTCTGTCAAGATCATTGTGTTGGCAATATCTTCACCGAACAACTTATCTAGCTTGTCTAGATGTAGGTCTGCTATGGCTGCTATCTGAACCATGATGTTTCAATTCTGAACTTTGTAATTGTTCTTTTCCAACCAAGCTTCTACAAGTTTATCAACACGTAAGGGCACACGGCGTCCCAACTCTTTTTGAATGTCCGCAATCTCTTCAACATAGCAGGGAACTTTGATATCCACACGCATTTTCAAACTTGAATAGTTGCCAATGTTCACAGTGCGTTCGCAACTCATACCAATCTCAGCAGGCGTTGTTTCAAAGGTTCGTACTTCCAGTTCACCTGTTTCCGTTTCTTCATCACCCGAGCCACGTAACAACTTACTGCGAGTGACTGTGATAGTGGAAGCAATATCTCTAGATGGAATGTTCATGTTGACTTCTTTGTATGTAGTTTTCAGGAATCATTAAATCAAATCCTGTGGGTGCAATCTTGCGTTTGGCCCAACGAGCTTTGTAGTCATAATGAGCTATGCCCATGTTGACAGTGGTGTACCCTGTTGCATAAGCAGTTTTAATCAAGGCATAAGGGATAAACTTACCCACTTGCAGTTTGTCTGTTTCTGGTGTGCGCAATGTGTAGGCTTGCAACCAATACATTTCTTTCAGACCTTCATTAATCTGAACAAACGCAACTGATACCAACTCCTGATTCAAGTAAACTTTCAATGCCTTGTCGTAGTTCAAAGGCATGGACATTAACAATTTGGGAATAACAACACCCTTGCGTAATGTTTTGTACACAGTCTTTCCATCTTCAACAACTTGTTCTAGTGGTTCATTGAAGTGTTCCCAATTTGACTTCAGCATATGTTGTACTTCATCCAAAGTAACATGATCGTCAACAACGAAACTCAAAGTAGTCCAAAACTTTTTATTGTCTTTAACGATACCTAATGTTTTTACATGGGTCTCAAAACTGTCGAAGTTGCAGTCAATCACATACTCTTCACGACCCACACAAGGTTCAAAGTGTAAACCGTCTATAGGGTTTGTTTGAAACCATTTTACAACAGCAGCATCCCAATACGGGTTGAACAAATCAAACAAGTTAGTGTGAATCAGTCCACGGTCAGGTGTCATCTGACGAACAAGTGGGAATGCGTATTCAGGCGTTTCTACCAACAATAAATCTTCGCGTTTGCGATCCAATTCAATTGCGGTCACAATCCACTGATAAAGCCATTCTGCAATTTGTCTTATTTGTCTTTGACGTGGCACATTAGGATAAGGAGCACCGACGGCAACAATCCATGCTTTCATTTTGTCAACACACTGATCCCAACGAGTCAGGGCATCCTTGTTTTCATAAACTTTAATGTCAAGCATTAGGCTCACCTTGGTACAAACGGATTGTTGTCAAACATGTATTGAGTTTTATCAGGAATACCAGATTCCAAGAATCCTTGTTTTCGTTTTTGACACCAAGGGCAACTCAAACTTCCACAATTGAATCCTCCGGATAAACGCTCATCCCCGCAGGATACTGTATGCGCCAAGTCAACACCTAGCTCAAGGCCCAACCGAATCACTCGGGCTTTTGTCCAACTTGCAAATGGTGTTTCTACCCGTACCTCTTGATTTGTTTCCATACTATAAGTACGGTTGTATAAAGCATTGGTATCATTAATGAATTCTGGACTTTCATCAGGAAAAATATTGTCGTTCATGTTGCCTACCCACACCCGACTCGCTCCTACACGTTGAGCGTAGGCCAAAGAGGCAACATTGAACAGCAATTTGAATCCTGGAATGAATCCTACGTCAGCATATTGTTCATTGCGAACGTATTCAAGGAAATCCATTTGTGGCATACGACACACAAATAGATTTTGCTGAAGTTGCAAATTTGTAATAACTTGCTTGACAGCAACAGCATCACGATGACGCCAAAAAATGCTATCTGTATCAAAGGCGATGGGGAAAACATTTTCACGCCCTACTTCAGCAATAGCTTTTGCCAACAGCACTGTGCTCTCAATACCTCCAGATGCCTGAACGACCACCTTCATAGTTCTTTCTTTCATTTGTAATTCCTTTAGTTAATTGGTTTTAATTCAAGTTCAGCTACCATTTCAGCCTTCTGAATACAGTGAGTACACACTCCACAAACTTCATTTTCATAACACGTGTGGCTATGTGTGATTAAGTCGGGATCAAAGTCTGACCATTCTGATAGTATTTCAAATCGAGTGCTAAACTGGAAAGGTGTTTTGATTGCAATATCAACCTTAGTAGCACTATTTATACTTCGTTCCAAGGCACCTAAATACCCTGTTCTGGCATCCGGAAAAACAGCACCCAAAGGCTCAATATGAAACCCGACCAAAATTACAGCTTTATCTTGGGCATCAGTATATACGCTTGCCGCATAACTAGCTGCATAAGATATTAACACCAAGTTGCGTAATTCTAGTCTGTTTGTTTCAGCTTCAGTGGCTAGAGGTGTACCTGCCATAATATGCGAATTTGAAAACCCGAAACTCATAGACCCTTCATATGTCTGGAAGCCGTACTTATCAGCAAACCAACGCATGGCTTTGCGCTCGGATACTAGAGCTTTTTGTCCATAGTCAACATGAATAAGAGTCACATCGAGTTTTATAGGACTTCGGGCACACCACAGAGCCAAAGCCGTACTGTCAAGTCCACCCCCATACAAAATGTAATACTTGATTTTACTAATCCCGGTGCTTGTGTTCGGTGAATTTGTTATGTCCATTTAAGTTTAGGTCAATAGTATCTTGCGTCTGCGTGTAGTGTGTCGTGTTTTTCCATTGCGATACGCAAGTTTAATCACAATAGGTTTTATAAAGTCCATAGCACACTCTCTGTGTTTCGCATTTACTTTACAAGTTATTCTACCGTCTGCACCTAAAACCAAAAGGCCCCAGCCTTGATCGCGCAAAGCCGAGGCCAGTTCAGGGTGTTGTGTGTGCAACATGTGGCTTATACACATGTATTTTTTGTGGGCATATGCACTGTAGTTGTTCCACTTCTTGTCAGTTGCATAGTCTTGCCAACAACTTTTGATTTCAATCAAGCAAGTGGTCAAACTTGTTGTAAAGGCCCATAGATCAGCTTTCAACCTACCTCGTGAAACTAAGCCAACTTCGGGATGCACCGAATAGCCTCGTTTGGCAAGGTAGGTTGTAGAAGCTTCACGTAGGGCGGCTGTTACCTTGTGGCGCAACATCACAATTAACGGTTGAACCTACGATTGGATAATTCAAATCAGGTTCAAAGGTCTCCGGAGAATGTTTTACCTCCCAGGATCGGATTTGATTTCGAATGTTTGCTATTACCAACGGACAAACTTTGCTACAGATGTCAGGTTGTCCACAGCACACATTTGCAGGTTGACTTTGTTCAGTGGGTTGAGGAACATTTAGGATGTGTTGAATCAAGTTGCTTTCGCAAACAAGTACATCTTCAGCCCAATTAGATAAAGCTTCAACACTATCACCTTCATCCAGTTGCAATGCCAGTGTCAGGGATGCGCGATAACGTTGAAGCATTTGAAGTGCTGTCATTTGCCAAGCACTTGCAACATCATCCTCTATAAACGTAATTGAAGGTTCTAGGTGATCCAAACCCTCATGGGGTTCCTGTTCACAGGTGCAACCCTCACAATTGTTTTGACAACTCATAGTTATTTTCCTTTGATCAGCCACATGTCATCAACAAGGCGGCGAGGGTCAGTAAACCATTTAAACGGCATTTTGAAATATCCGTTTACGCCCCATTCAGCACCCCAAGAATTACGTACCCACACATATTTCTTTGCCATATTGTAACCGTCTGCAACAACAGCGTGTCCACCTAGAATAGCCTCACCGGGTTTAGGTAAAGGTTGAATGCCTGATTCAGGTAACTTCTCAAAACTTTCAGGTACAACAAATCCGAACACGACTGGACTACCGTTTGCAATTGCGCTCAACAATCCGATCAATGACGTTACACGTTTGTATTCAAGTCCATCAGCTTTTGCCAATTTAACGATTTCCTTGGCATCAGCATAGGCAGCGGCATTTGGCTTTGTTTTGAACTTCGATACCTTGTAAGGCCAAAGAGACTCATCACACGCACCAGTCTTGATCAAACCCTTGATCACACTGCGAATTGTTGCACCTGCATCATACCCTACAGTGTTTTCAAGTTCACGAGCATTGTAATAGGCCATCAATCGACTCAACTGCTGGAAAGGACTCACTTTGAGGGCAACCTCTAGAGCAGTGGTAGCAGCATTACCTGTGCAACTACCTAATTGACCTTGATTTTCAACCCTGTTGTCAATACACAGAGATACAACCCAAGGTGGCAACGATTTGCGAGTTACTTTGTAGATTCGATCCCGTGGATCCGGTACATCAGGAACCCAAGTATATGTTTGTGCAGGTTTTGTTTGTTTGGTAGCCATTTTATTCATCCTCAAAAGCATCATCATCAATTTCATCAGCTGGACCTGCAACTTCCCCGGTTTTGAGGTTGTCATAGAACATTTGATGTGCGGTTCCATCTTTCAATTGTGCAAAGCATCGTTCACGCAATTTGGGATTAGTTTTTATTCCTAACTCACTACAGTAATCTTTTAGGGCTGTGCCAGTCAATAGAATGAGTGATTTAAACTCAAGCCATTTCAGTGCAGGTAAAGTAAAGTCCCCTATAGTGATAACAAGCTTTTTCTTGGGTCCATCAATTTGACCTGTTGACCTCAAGTATTCGTAGCAATCAAAAGCTGGATCAAAGCCGTGAGCTTTACCGTCAGGATCAGAGGCCCATATACGTTGCCAAGCTTCAAATCCGGCGTTACCCGTGATCTTGTTCTTGATGGTACGCATATGAATATAGCGATACTTATCTTGACTGCCTTCTGTCAACACACTGTCTTCAAATTCAAAAGGCCCTTTGCCTGGAGGGGGAACGCTACGTGCAGTTTGACGCACTCGTACACCACTTGAAAATTTAACAGCTTCACCACCCGGTTCATAGCTAGGATCACCCATGCTGAAACCCGGACGCAACCTAAGTTGATTTACACCCAAAATTGTTGCTGCTTTTGCACGTAACTTAGGCAACACTTTGGGAATGTTCTCGCTCATGCTCCGGGCAACTGCTGCCATACCTGATTTAGATTCATCCTCATCAAGTTTACTTGGGTACATTGCCGGATAACTATCAACAAAGAATAAAGCTTGTGGTAAACCATTTTCAGCTTCTACATACAGCTTGCCGTATTTGGTATACAGGACTTTGCTGTGTTTGCCATCCGATGCCGCGCGACCTGCTTTATCTGCGTCCCATACATAGAACCATTTGTGATCAATAAATTCTTTGTCCGGCATACGTCGAAGCAAAGAACTCACGGGATCAAAGAACTCTTCCGAGGTTGCAGGTTGGTAGTACCTAAGTTTAGGGGGGATAACCCAATTACCTTTGCCGTCTTTGAGTCCGTATAGGTCAGTTGCTTTTTTCAACTTACCGTAGTACTCCATGATACCTTCAATGTAATCAGCTTGACTACTACCTTCGTAGTCGAAATCTCCAAGGGCTGGTATTCCTGTAGCCGCCGCAGCAATACGAAAGTGGCTTAGGTGAGTTGACTTTGCACTACCTTCGCCACCAAAGAACGTCATCCAAACACCTGGAAATATACCACCACCTAACATTAGGTCAGAGTTTAAAAGCCCTGTACTAAATACACTTGTGGCTTTTGCTTCAAGGCTTAGGTTGCCTTGATTCTGATGGAACTTCTTTTCAACACCATCCATCAAATCGGCATAGTCGGGTTTAAAGAATTCAGAGGTTTCTTTTTTAGACATTGTTCTCTCGATATTAGGGTGTGGGTATTTAAAGAGATACCCACACCCTGTTACATGTTAATCATCCCAACCGGGCTTTTTCTTTTTAGGCGGTGGTGCATCATCCTCATCCTCGTCGTCATCCTCAACCACGGGCTTTTTCTTCTTGACTGGAGGCTCATCATCATCGTCATCATCTACAGCAGGTTTACGACGCTTGGGTTTAGGATCGTCCTCTTCGTCATCCTCAACCACGGCAGGTTTCTTTTTCCGTACTGGTGGTTCGTCGTCATCATCGTCTTCAACCACAGGCTTTGCCTTAGACTTTACTTTAGACTTTGGCTTTGCCTTTTCTACTGTAACTTCAGACAATTTGAACTTATGCTCGATTTCAACATCATCTTCAATGGTAATACGAGTTCCAGTTATTGCCGTTACTGTACCTGTAAAGGATTCGTCGTCATCATCTGTTATGGTTACTCTGTCACCATCCTCGGGTGTGTAATCATCGTCCTCTTCATCGTCTTCAACCACATGCTTTTTCTTCTTAGCTGGCGGTTCATCGTCTTCATCGGCTAAAGGTTTACGCCGCTTGGGCTTGGGTTCATCTTCCTCATCCTCGTCATCTTCCACCGGTTTTTTCTTCTTGGGTTTAGGATCATCCTCTTCGTCATCGTCGTCGTGAGCATGACCCTTGCCATGTTTACGATCTTTATAAGCTTCGTCCTTTTCATCCTCAATGACTTTTCCGTCCAACCGTTCACACTCTTTGTCAGCAGCTTTGGCATCTTCAGGTACAACAATATCCTCAATGTTGTACAGCAAAAATTCCTCTTCATCTTCATCCAATGGAGTGTGATCCCCCTTTTGGAAAGCATGTTTGCTACTGCCTTGCTTGCTGTTGTCAAACATATACATAACATCACAGCCAAATTCAGAATCGCTGAGGTCGTAAGATTCTTTAGAACCTTTCTTACCATGCATATTCAATTGGCTCAAACTACGCAACGTTCCGACAGCACCCACAGGCAAACGCAACACTTGCACCGGAGTCCAAGCATCACTGTCCATATCCTTGAATCCCGTCTTGGCTTCTTCCTTGGTCGGGCCTGATGCATTCTTAGGTGCAGATTCCTGACGTTTGCGAACGATCACGTTTTGGTAGTAATGTACAGCTGGTTGTTTACCCAACAATTCACAGTACGGGCATTCAACTGTGCTATCCAAACTTTCAGCCTCATCTGAGTAGGCCAAACACTGCTTAGTGAATTTTGCAACGCCCCCTTTGCCCTTTTTACTTTCGATTTCGATCCAGTGAAACCCGTAGCTGAACATAGGACCAACAAGGCGCAGTTGATACCAAACCTTTTCCTTGGGTTGTAACATATCAACCAATTGATCAATGCGAGGGGCTTTTTCGCCTCCACCTGTTGCCGTTGTGTTGCTCACTGTGCGCGAGCGTGTGAATTTTGCTACCAAAATCTTCTCCTAATGAAAAAACAAACTTTACAGGAAAATATATCCTTGTAAAGACCTAAAGAATTTCTTCGATGCCGAGTTTTATCCTAGCCCATCCTTGAGGGTCAACTATTTTTGCCAAATCCCTTACCAACTGAATGTCTTGTTTGCGTTCAATATCCGTTTCGACAGAGGGTAATTCCGCAGGTGACCAAGCCTTGTTTTCAATCAACTCATCCAAACTACTTGTGTTACGTGTTTGTTCAAGTTCTTTAAACACTTGGGTTCGGGCATTTTTGAACCACACTTGAATATATGCAGTCAAACTACCTCGTCCACAGTCATACTTGTCGATTGCTCGCCCAACACTCAACATGAACTGCGAAATTATATCACCCAATACTAGTTCGTGTTTGACTTCCACATACAAACGCTGGGCTTGAGTTATTGCCAATCTGGTGTATTTCTCTATTAAGAATCCACGGAATTCAACATAACGATTTAGCCAAAATTCAGCATTTCGTGATGTACAGTACAAGTGCTTACCACCAGTTATATTTTGTAGCTCAGTAATCCAGCGGTAAAAAGGTAAACCATCATGTCGATTATTAGAGCAGTGTTCTGTCACATGTTTAATACTCCGCGTTTGTTCAACAAAGGTGTTGATTATTAGAAATACCAAATTGCGTTCCAAGCTCATGTGCTTTAGTAGATCCAGCTTGTCCTGAGGTTCTACCAAAAGAAAGACACCTACCAAAGTTTGTAACTTTTCTTTGCTTATATTTGTTAGTTTTCTATTGCTATTTGTAGCATACCAATTCAGTATGCGAGGCAAGAAACGATCAAACCAATTTGTGTTCAATACAATATCTTGCGCGGCTGAGTACAATAAAGTATCCAACACTTCCGCATATTGTCGGCTTGAGAAATTGCCAACGATATGTTCCTCAATGCCCTTCAACACGCCAAAACTCACACTTGATTTATAGTCTTGTGACATGTTAAATCTTCCTTAGTCTAGATATTTGCACTAGAAATCTCCTCAAATACATGAAACCGCTAATTTGAGAGTATCAAACAACGGGGAACGACAAATGAATGCCAAACAGCGAATCCTTGCCTTGGTTGAGCAGTTTACATCACCCAGTGGGCGAATTCAGTACAAACGCTTCAAAGACTATCTACAAACTACCTACCCAGCTCTATATTCTTCATTCTTAGCCCACAGAGCTAAATGTAAACGTCTTGATATAAATGACCTACGTGCTCAATGCCTCAGCTTCGCCAACGGATTCACTTTATGCTCATGCGGCACTCCTACAAGGTACAATCCACACCTTAAAGGCTTCGCTACCTATTGTGGATCAAAATGCTCTAATTCAGACCCGGCTAAAAAAGCGGTCACAGCAAAACGTAACCTCAAGAAGTATGGTTGCACGAATGCTGCTAACGCACACAAGCTTGGGTACGCGGATAGGTTAGCTGAATTCACAACGGATGTAGTGAGTACGCTTTACCCAAAGGCGGTCGAAGCGTTCAAAGCCTTTTACTTAACCTATTCAACATCCACAGCGTTCAAGCCAGATGAAGCTGCGTTGTTGCAAGCTCTTGAAAGCCATAGCGATAAGCTACTTCGTTGGTACGTAAACCTAAATCACAGTTCCTCCAAGCTACGCCTCAAATTAGCTACTGGGGAAACCGACCGTCCTGTGTGTCATCAATGCAAAAAACCAGTAGGCAATACATGGAATGCTTTTCACAAGTACTGCTCGGTACAGTGCGCAGGCTCTGATGTTGATAGCCCATCCAAAGTTAAAACGGTTAAGCAAATAGCTACCTGGAAGAAGAGCATGATCAAATGGCGGCGCAACATGACCGACGAACAACGTTTAGAACGGTCTATCCACAATGCTAAGAATCGCTTCAAAAGAAAAGACTTCCAGTTTAACGGGCGCACAATACAGGTGCAAGGCTACGAAGGTCTTGCCCTCACTTACATCGTATCCCAAGCATTAGCTTCACCAGACGACATAAAAATGCAGACTGATGATGGGTTCAAAGTCTTCAAGTACAAACTGAACGGCAAGGTGCGAACCTATCTACCAGACTTCTACGTACCTAGACAAAACCGTGTGGTTGAAGTCAAAAGTAATTATACACTAGCAGGGTCGGCAGACATATGGGAAACTAACTGCGCTAAGGCGAAGATCGTGCTTGCGTCTGGATTCAAGTACTCGATGCTAGTCTTTGATGCAAAGGGTTCGCGTATCGAGCTACCTAACAACTGGCACACATTGACCTTCAGCAGAATTCAAAAGCTGGTGTACTAGATTTTGTAATCGACCAGTAAGCGTAGTAATCCGGCAATATGCTTACACGACCCAGGTATAAGTTTAGGATTAGTGATCTTAGGTTTTTCTCCATTGCCGTATAGGATTTTCGCAGCCCCCTGTTTAAATAGTGCGTACTCCCAACCTTTGAAAACAAAGTCACCACATGAACACGAAACTTCAACTGGGCCTCGGCTCAAAGCCAATTTTTCGTCTAATGCTTTCACACTTACATCATACACATCACCTTTCCCAGGTTTAGGTGTACCGTCAACTTTCAAATTGCTACGTACTTTGGCACGAACAATACGGACTCCGGGTGTTGGATCACCCTTTGGAAACTTATAGCTTATGTCACGTGATAATAAAATACGATCACGTGATGTATTAGCCAATATCTGTCTTGCTGTCATCGTCATGATAATCTCCTTTAGTGAGAATTGAAATTACCGATGGCCATCGTGTGATACTTCATGACCTAGTTCCAAGCATACTTGGGTAATGCTCTTTTCATCCAAATGCTTCAGCATGGATTTCACAAGTCGTTCAAGTTGAAGTACTTTGAATTCAATTTTGGGTTCAGGTTTCATCAAATGTCGTACCAGCATGTCACGAGTTAACAATCCTGAATTGCATTGTATTCCATCAATAAGAATATTGAATTGTGGTCTAGGTAATATGTTTAACTTACTCCCTTCAATAGTACTGCTATCAGGTTCAAACCCCGTCACTTGCTCGGCATTTTTGTCAACGTTCATTGTGATATTTCTCATAATTGGCTACAACTTTACGCACATGCTCGTAATCAATGGGAGCTTCGGATTCAGCTTCGTCTAGTCCGAAGTTTGCTTTTGTTGTGGTAAACAAAGACTTTGTTCGTTTGAAGTGATAGCCAAATTTCTCTTTGGCTTTCCGTAAACCTGACTCTTTGATTTCGTCTAAGTAATCCATTAACACATGCAAGTCACGCGCCTTGCTTCTACCGAATTGGTAATCAAGAAACTTCTTAATGGTTGCACTGTCGTTGTCTTGAATCACATCTTGTGTTGTTTGTACCCAGTCATTGTATATGTAATGAGTATGAAGTCCCAATAAGCTGTCAATAACATTACCACGCACAGAGCGTAAAACATCTTCGTAAACAACTACACTGCAAACTGGGCAACAGCAAGCAAGCTTACTGTGGCTACTAACGTAGTTGTTTTTGCAACCAAAGTCCTCTTCTATCTTGATGCCCTTTTCACTGATGGGTAAGTGCAGAAAGTTCTTATAGGCAGCCAAACGACTTGCACTTGTGCTATCGAATGTAATGTGTTTGCTGAATCCAAGTTTACTGATGTACATAAGCATAACCAACAGCTTGCGATCCGTAATGCCTAGAAAGTGATGGTGCTTATAGTCTTGCAAATCCAACAACAAACTTATAGCTCTGTCAATACCTGTAATCACATCAAAGAATCCAATACCTGATATAGCAACCCTATCAATGTCGGGATGCTCTACAATTTTCCTATAATGGGCTACGGCTTTTAAGTCTGACCCGTGGAAAATGTTTATAAGCTCTAAGTCTTTACGCTTATGCTCAAGCCAAAGCAAGGTGTTATTTTTTTGCAGTGTTGCACAACGATCTGTTAAAGCCATGTCACTTACACGTGAGCAAGGCACATCTAGAACCATTGAAAGGTCGGCATTTTTATTCACCCAATGAATTTCGTCTAAAGGGTCAATAAAATCGTAATCACCCATTGATAGTTGAAACCCACCTGAATCAGCAATGATCTGGGTGCCTCTATCAGGTAATGGATATCGGCAGCTATCTGTATCATGATTCTCACGCACACCCAAACTCTCTGTGTAGTTAGTCATCACGTAGCGTAAGGGTAAATCTTGACCTGCCTGATGGTAATGACTTAAACAGGTCATTTCATGCCAGTTCTGTGTTTGCAAACTCGAATTGGCATGAAACATGTTATCAGCCAGCATCAACACACGATCAGGTGAATCAATAATCACATGATGTTTGCCTTGCTCCAGCACACTCAGGGTATGTTTGGTTCGATCCACGCGACTTTTATAGCGAGTATATGCAACAAGTCCCTGATACCTACTATAGTAGCCAGCCGGGCAGTAGCCAATCATGTTAGCGTTTTGCATAATCTATCTCATTTGAATTCATATTAACTATCTGGCCTAGTTGCCAATCCGCGCCAATCATAACTGCCTGAACCGTTGTTCCAACCTATTACGTCACACGAGTTTGTACCTGTGCTACCTGCTGAATACCCTTGTCGTGTTTTAGTACCCCACCGCATAAAATGCTGACATTCACTACCTGGTCTGCGTGTGATGTAGCAACCGGCTGGAAACCAAGCAGTTAATAGCATTTTTAGACCTCTTCATTCAGCTAGACTTTACAAGTTGAATCAAAAGTCATCTGTGTCTTAGACACTTCGTCAATATGGATTGCATATTTAATAAATATTGTAAGGGTTATACGCTTACGTTCGTCTATGCCATGATATGTTTCCATAGTCTGTATTGAAACAACCCTTTCCAAACGGATACCTGGCATGGGTGAAAATACATGCTCTACGTTATGAGGATTTGTATCTAATGCCAATTCTTGCATTTGCAAGGAGCATGTTTCAAGCTGCCTCAAGGTCAAGTCATCTGGATCATAAGCACGGATTTTCAATTCAACAAATTGGCGTAGCATGTTAATCTTTCAAGTCTAGGAAATTAAAAAGTCATTGGAAAAACGCTGTATATTCAATATCGCGGTGTCCTCCCAGTGCTCACGTGCATAATCCGTTCTATAGATAAATGGGCGTTCCAAAAATTTATTTAGAAATTTAGCAGTGTCTGATTTTGTTTCAGGGTTAATGATAAAGCCAAATTCTTCAATAATATCAAATTGTTTTAATTTGAAGCTTTCATATACCTGGGTAGACAAACTAACCAAATCAGCATCCATTAGTACATTGGATAAAGGGTCAGTCGATCTAATGATATCTGTCAAGTGGTTACTTACTTTGGTATCTAAAATTAAATTCCTAGCTTGCTCATACGCTTGTGCATATTCGTCATTATCCCGTTCGTGATTATTTATAGTTAAACACCATAACAAGTGATTGGCACTAGACTCTTCATTAGAGGTAGCTCCTGGGATATAGATAACATCATGCCAACGGGCTGCTAGTAGAAGAGGTAGAGGTAATGCCAAAGGGTTACCCAGTAGTGTGCGGCAAGCTTCAATTACTTCTGCCGTATGTTGGCAGTTGTGATATAACCTACCAGGTTCATTAAGAAGATAGTCGGCATGTTTTTTAAGTTTGAGATATTTGTTCATTGGTTAGTACTTACGTTTATGCGACAATCTCTATTAAGTTATTTTACAATCCAGTCAAGGGTATTTTTCATTAATGAGGCAACAGATTTTGGAAGCATAACCCCTGTCATGTGCAAAGCAAAAGATTCTGCCCAATTCTCTTCAGAAGTTCGTTTCGCATATTCGGTTGTTAGGGTTTGTTGGTCACCGATCACAACACTTTCAGGCCACAAATTTTCAAGTGTTGCTACACGTGCTTTGGCCCTTAGAATATCTATGTCTATGCCACGTACTCGAAAAGTATCAAATATATGGCCAACTAGATTTGTATAAGATGTTTGATCCTCTTCTTCCTGTGATTGAAACCAAGTATCAATATCATCTTCACTTGAAATCCAGCTGTCATATAGCCTACGACTGTCCTTCCCTGTTACCAGAGAGGTTTCTGTAGATGATGCATACAATTCAATCCAATTAGCCTTTTGTGTATCGGTAAATTTATGCTGCCAAATAGCATGAGCGAATTCATGGTGTAGCAAGTGTGTTAACAGCGGTTGATGTTCTGAGTCTGCACGTATAACCATCAAGTCCAATTCATCACGACCTTTATAGGCATGAAAAAAGCCATGAATACTTTTTGGGCTTTTAGGCTTTCGTACCTCAAATTGAAAAGTGCATAATTTCGTTAGTTTTAAGTCCCGCCACTTGTCATAGCAAATATCTAAAGCTCTTTCCAAATGCTCTTTGAATTTTTTATCCGTCCGGTAATAAAAATCAACAGTTCCCATAGCATGATCAAAACTGCGATAGTAAGGCTCAACCTTTACACCCATCACACTACAAGCTCCTGGATCAGGCCCTAGATTGGCTACAACATCAACGTTCTTGAAATCAACGGATGTATCATCGCCTGTAACTCTAGAAGATTCCAATATTCCACTACCTTCTAAATCATCTACTTTTTTGTTGGCAACAAGCAAAGCTCGTTTGCCTTTTGTTTTACCAACAATTATGTAATCACCCGCGGTGTATCGTATCATGGTTCAATCTCTATGTGTTCAACTAGTGTTGCGGCGGCTTCGTCGGAAGACTTATATGGCTTTGTTCTAACAGGAACACCCTCTTCATCGTAGCTGAGAACCAGCAACTTTTCGTAATCATCGCTCCTCCATGTATACGAATGACGTTCAGACCAATCACATAAAGTACCGTCAGGCCACTGTGCAATAATCCATTCGGTACTGGGGGGGTCACAAGGTACATCAACCTGTTGGGTGACCGGATTAGAAATCTCTTTAGGTTCGCAATTTTGCATTTTTTACTCCATCTACCCTGAATAGGCTCAGTGCGGTGTCAACAACATCTACTATGTTATTTGCTATAAAATTTATCTCAGAACGTTTCAAGTTTTCAGTCTTTGTTGGGCTTAACGCATAGTCAGTATCATTGCATGAATATGCGTGTACCAAATTTCTACGAACGGCAGAGAATACTATTGGAAAAACAATATCAGCCGTGATTAAAAGGGCACCTGCTCCATAGTCAATACGTAATGTCAGTCCATGTGTTACACATAAACTGCGTAAGGCTAAACTGATTTTATTCGGTATTACATTCTCAAAGTCAGGGATTCTAAAGCTTGTATCGGACACCAAAGCTTCGGTTCCGACCAGCACTTGTCCGATATAAAGCATGATTAATTTTGAATTTTTATTAGGTGGCTTGAAAACCAAGGATGCAGTTTATTGATACCTATTTCTTGCAACAAGGGTTTTACTTTTTTACTTGGCTTGTCTATTGTAAACTGATCAAAGTCCAAGTCCATAGTATTTCTTAATTTTGTTAGCTCTAAACTCAATTTGACACCATCTCTGTTATCAAGTATCTTGTCATACATTCTCACCCAAAGTTTGTTTGTGCAAGTGTCACGTTCCCGCTTCAGCGTTTGCATGAAAGACTTTACAGTTCCAAATTCAGATAGAATCTTCTTTGCAGTCACATTACCTAATCCAGGGCATCCAGGAATGTTATCAATCTTATCACCCATTAGCCCTAAGTACTCAGACATTTGATCAGGTCTAACTCCATGTTTAGCTACAACTGCTTTCGAGTCAAGCATTACACCACCTATTGCATCCCACATAGACACTTGATCTGAAATCAATGAGCACAAATCTTTATCTCGTGCGCCCAACACAACTTTGACATTCTTGTGTGGCAAAGCAGCCGTTACTGCACTACACACAGCATCATCACCTTCCACACCTCGTTTGTAAACAACGCAAAAGCCCAGTTCACTCATCAACTTTCGTACCCAAGCATTTTGTTGATCTGTGTTGGCATCATTGCTGTCCGTATAAGCAACACAAGCAACATCAGTGCGATTGGCTTTATACTCCGGGAAATCATGGTGACGCCAATTCTTTCCCTGACCATCAAAGCATAAGCAAACATGCGTAGGGTTCAATTTAGCTAAATCCGCCCCTAACGTTTGTAGGAATCCATATACAACAGTTACGTATTCACCACGATGATTTGTCAACGGTTTGTTCTTGTAACCGTGATAAGCCCTATGTAGATAACTGTTTCCATCCAGTATGAACAAACTAGGTTCCGTGGTCGATATCACTTTCTTGTTGAATAAAGATTTTTGCGTTGTCATTTATACTGTTCCAGTTAAGCAGGTTTGTTTCAATCATCAAGCTGATACCAACATGAAGTTTTTGATGCCATAGTAGACAAGCCCTGTTCTTTTAGCTACGTGGGTATCAAAGAATATTTAAGTAACGGTGTTCAATTCATATGACCTACGTACTTAAATAGATCGTAAGATAATTGCATTCCAATTAATGTTCATAGTGTACTCCATTGCAAAGCACATGAGGTTATACGTGGGTCACCCTTCAATAAGATGCATTTCACCGCAGACCCACATGATTTGGTAATCATCTGGCATCTATATAAGTCTTTTGACAAATACACACAGTTAATACTCAAAATTTCTTTAGTCATTATAGCATTCCTGTCAACTGGTATATTTTTATGTAATTTTAAAATGTTACATATGATATTTACCAAGATTTGTGGTGTAGTACTTTCAATTAAAAGCTCATCAGCCAGTTCTACACCCAATTGATCTCCTATTTCCATGCCCATCTCAAGAGCATCTATTGAATCAATACCCAATGTAAGAAATGAGGCATTAGCATCATATTCATATGCATCCAGTCTAGTTCGGTTTATAACTACATTCTTAACCGCAGATTCTACTTCTGTACGTTGGGTTATTTTATTCATATATTTATACCTGTTAATTTGTATACTTTACACCAGTTTTTGCTTCCAATGCCTTATGTGCTTTGGATAGGCTAACATCAGTTAGTGGAAGCCATTTTTGCGCTCGTTCGATACGTTCAGCCATATGTTCTTTTAGCTGCTTTCGATTAAAGCAAACACCAGCCAGTGGACACGGGTTATATTTGTCATGATACCGATCCATATAGTCAGCATGATTTTTACAGGGCTTTTCCTCGACCAGAACTTTTACATCGGCTAACTTACTAGACTTTACAACATGGTCAAAGTGATCATCCCAAATAGCAAGTTCGTGATGAATGTCTTCAATGTCATTATGGCTAAGACTCCCAGATATTATCACATAGTCTGTGGCTAAACTATCTCTACCTGCATAAATCAGTGCCCAACCTACAATGTCTACTTCATACTGCAAGTTTATAAGCCCACAGTATTTTGTTATCTGTGCAACATTTGTTTTGTCGGGGAAGGCTTTATACTTACCTCGTTTATGATCTAGAACTTTGCTACTGCGCGTGGTTTTATAATCCACTACTATGTATTTTTTAGTGCCCTTGATACGGAATAGTCCATCTGTATGACCACATATTCTTTTGCCAGCCCTTACACCTAATTCGTTGTAGTGCATAATGCTGCCACACTTAGTACATTTACTGATGCAACTAAATTGTGTTTTATTGCCGCACTTGCAAGACCAGTCACCGTAAAGTTGTCCACCTACACCCATTGCTTGTTGTATCACAGAATGGAACGTTGTACCTACGTCAACAGTAACACTCATTCTAAAATCTTGAGTGCGAGGTTTACCTGGAGGTGCTTCACACACATCATTCATGTGACGAAGTCCACAGTAGGGGAATTGACTGGGGTGCATTTCTAAATGCCGTAGTTTTCCCCTTGGATCAGATTCCCTAGTTGTAGACAACGCCTTTTTATAGTACGCATCCAACTCATTTTGAAAACTGGATGCTGTGATTTTATTGTAGGACTTCACCTGAAGGCTCGGCATCAATGATTGTTGGCACTTGAGCTACCGCGTCTTTTACCCACATCATGCTTCCTTTATTTAGCCCTTCACTGATATAAACACAGACGATGCCATTGTCTTGAAGGTATTTCGCATTCACCTCAACCATGTGACGAGCCAAATTCTCAATCGTTGTATCTTTGGGAATTGCTACAAGACGGGATTGAGTTTTCAATTGAAGTTTGAAGTTTCCGCGACTGGACTTATAAGAAATAACTTGAGGTAAACCCTTATCAGATTCGGAATCAGACACTGTTAGATTATTACTGTTACAGAAGTATGTTCCATTAAGTGTCATTGCAAGTTGCCAGGCAACTGAGGTCAACAAAGGGGTATCTTGCTCACCGAAACATTGTACAAAACTCAAGTGTCCATGGGCAATATTTTGACAGCCCCAGCTAGTTGAATTAGGCAATCCATGTGTGTACCTGAACAAGCTTGATTTACCAGGGTAAATTACTGTATTTTGCAGAAACAGGGGGGATTTAAAATCATGTGGCTCCTCACGTAACCCTATAGAAAATGTGAATTCAGGTAAACGAATTGCCAACAAGCTGGACACAATAGAACAGAACAAAGATGACGAGGCGAATAAGTTGATATTACCTTCTTTGTCAAGAATATCCAATGAACGTGATTCATCATACGGAAATTCATGTACATTGCTTACCAAGGTATGACCCTTTGGCATAACAGTCAAGAATGAAGGCTTGATCAAAACGAAGGCATTCGTGGGTGCGCTGATAACTACGTGCGGAGTTGTAAGTACAACATTTCCCTTTGTGTCTGCATCCACTGCAAAAGACACGTTTTTACTACACGGAACTAGTAACTTATGGTCTAGTCCAGTATCCCTATCATCAATTTCTGCCTTACTGCGTTTTTTCAATGTGCTGAAATCACACACAACACCTTCAGTATCATCAATGTCCCCAGACACAAAGAAAGTAGGGTTGAAACTGTGGCCTACCAATGCACCTTCGGCTGTAATAACTGCACAATCAACGCTTGTTACAGTATCCATAATCAAGTTAGCTTTCATTTAATCCTCTTTTGTTTCAAGTTGCCACAACAAATATAGTATGCTGTGTACGTTGTACTCATGTACGTGTGACATGGTGTTGTTATGAATATGTTTTAGAACAGCCGATGCGGACCAGTCATTCACATATATCTTCAAGGGTTTGGCTATTGTGTTATCTACACAACAAATTATGTTATGCATGAAGTCAAACCAACGATCCAATTCATTTCGTTTGTTCGCGTTTTGCTCAAGCAACCAATCGGCTGCCGTAGAACAGTCTTCAAGTGTTTTAGGTACCAAAGTATTTGGTAACACGTAATCATATTTTCTAGTTTCTATTTTGTATTTTACACCTTCAATTACAAT